GCGTTTTCGTTTTTTCTTGTCTTTACTTATAAATCTGTACATTATATAGACAAGTAGGCCTGTAGCAATAAAGAAGATTATAGAATATTGCCAGGCATAATCTCTTAAATGTCGACGGACATTTGCAGGCTCAGCATTGACGACTACTATGCCTTCATCATCAATATGTTGTTCGCTTTCTTCAAGAGGATCCTCTTCAATGAAATTGTTGACCCTTGCAAACTCCATAATATCCTCTGCTTGTTGTTCAGAGTCATGGACGTTAAGAATCTCTGCTGTTTGCTCTTTTGCAGAATCAGGGGTCACTTCCTCTTCTTTCTTTTTATTACCCTCATTACCAACAACTTTGGTGAAACCTTTATGAACGCGAAGGGCACCATTGAAACTCATCAACATTGGTTTTATGAAGTAATTGAATGTCTTTGCACTAAAACGAACACCTGCTAGTGATAAAGAACCGATCACCATTTCGAACATACCATAAAGTATCTCAATGCCGCCACCAATATCTTTGGACTTGATGTCATTCCAAGCCTCATTACGGCTGTGCTTATCGAGTCTCTTCTTATGGTACTTCTTTGAATCCCGTCGCCATGCAATTATCCGTGAAAATCCCCAACATGCGATGAGGAATGATGAAACAAAAGCAAGTTTCATGTAATTAGATGAATTCACATTTTCACGAAAATGTAGTCTTGCTCGAATACCCCGAATCCAACCAACAATCGAGAGTGGTAAGAGAACAATTGGAACTGAAATCCAAAAGGGGATTGGGTACGCGACTACAATTGAGAGAAGCATGTTGGCCAGAAGTCCACCCATAACAGTGGTCAAATTGATAACAATTGAATAGAACCACGCAATTGATTCATGTGAAAGAGAAGTGCGTCTTGGTTCCATAGAATACCAACGGTCGTAAAAATCTTGGAACCGTTGTCTATATGTCTGGCCATAAAACTCACGTAAGTGGTTGAAAACAGCTGCATTTGGTCGCCACAAACCACAGTTGACATGAGGTCGTAGGTTGCGGTAAACAGCATCACGAGAATAGTGGTGGTAAAGCTGACGCAATCGATCTGTAAACTGAGGATGTGCCATAAGCACCATCATATAGGCATCAGTTGCAGAACCAGCACCTTGCATCGTATCTCCTAAAATTGTGGAGACACTCATCCAATCAGAATTGTAAAAAAGGATCGTATCATCCTCTGTCAAATCACCAAGAGAAGAACATTTGCAATCCACTGTAACAAATGGCGACAAAGGGTCTGCAGGTATTCGCACATTGATGTCGAATATGAAATTGTTGCCAAATCTTTGAAACTGATTGAC